CTTTACAGTTGGTGGTGGTACACTTACAAAAACTGAAGATTGTCCGAGTAATGTTTTTGCTACATTGAACGCATTAGATAATTATTATTTTAATGGAACATTTAGCAATGGAAACAATACAGTTGCGTCAAATGCTTCTGTTGAAAGTTATTGGACAAGCTCATTAGGTGCATCTTCTGGTAAATATTATTGGGAAGTAAAAATTTCATCTTCAGGTTCTGGTAGAGATTTTGTTGGTATTGCTGATAAAAGTTCAACAACTAGTGCTTTTTCAGCTTACTCAGGAAATAGTAAAATGCGTTCTTATTATGGTTATACTGGAGTATCAGTAGTCGGTAGTACAGGTTCTTCATTTGGTGATACTTTTGGTACAGGTGATATTATTGGTGTGGCTATGGATTTAGATAACTATAAATTATACTTTTCTAAAAATGGAGCATGGCAAAATTCTCAAAATCCATCAACAGGTACAAATGGTTTAGATATAGATACTTCTCCTGCTAGTGGTTTTTATTATGCACAAGGAGCAAATATTCATAATACTGCATCTACATTCCAAACAAACTTCGGTAATGGTTACTTTGGAACAACAGCAGTATCTAGTGCAGGAACTAATGCAAGTGGAATAGGGATATTTGAGTATGATGTACCAACAGGCTTTACAGCTTTATCAACAAAAGGATTTAACTTATAATGGCATATACAACAATTAATAAATCGACAGACTATTTTAATACTAAACTTTATACAGGAACAGGTGCAGGACAATCTATAACAGGTGTTGGTTTTCAGCCTGACTGGAGTTGGATAAAAATAAGAAATACATCAGATAGCCATGTATTAGTAGATGCTGTCAGAGGTGCTACAAAGTTTTTACAATCAAATAATTCAAGTGCAGAAACAACTTCATCTAGTTTTGTTCAAGCATTTACTTCAGATGGTTTAACACTTGGAGGCAATCAAGGAACTTCTTCAGCTTCAAATACATACGCATCATGGAACTGGAAAGCAAATGGTTCTGGTTCAGCTAATACAGATGGCTCTATAAACTCTACTGTTAGTGCTAATACTACAAGTGGTTTTAGTATTGTGTCTTGGACAGGAAGTGGTGCAAATGCAACGATTGGTCATGGGTTAAGTTCTGCACCAGAATTTATAACTATTAAAAATAGAAATGACGCATCAAGTTGGCTTACATATCTTACTACAATAGGTGCTGGAAATTTTTTAAGATTAAATGAAGCTAATGCAAGTGCATCTGGCTCAACACCTTTTAATAACACAGCATCAACTTCATCTGTATTTTCAGTAGGTGCAAATAATGACACTAATGGTAGTTCAGATTCAATGATAGCATACTGTTTTTCATCAGTTAAAGGTTTTTCAAAAATAGGCTCATACACAGGGAATGGCAATAGTGATGGAACATTTGTTTATACAGGCTTTAAACCTGCGTTTTTAATGGTTAAGTCATCTAGTTCAGCAGGAGATAGTTGGTTTATGTTTGATGACAAAAGAACAACAAGTAATGTTATGGGTTCTTATTTAAGAGCAGAAGGTAGTAATGCTGAGGGAAGTGATACAGCATTGGATTTTTTA